TTAAGCCATGAACCTTATGCGTTACCTGAAATTAATATAGCAGACTTAGGCGATTTATAATGTTACTGCAAGCTGACGCTAAACAACTTGAATGGGTAGGTGCTACCTATTTATCGCAAGATAAAATTGCTATCCAAGAAATATGGGAGGGCACTGATATGCACTCAGACAATCAAGCAAGGTTTGGATTACCCTCTAGATTAATAGCAAAGACATTTGTGTTTAGATTAATCTATGGAGGTAGTGCGTACAGCTATGCTAATGACCCTAACTTTTCTGGTAATGAAACTTTCTGGCAAAAAATTATTGACCAGTTCTATGCTAAGTATTCTGGATTAAAAGCTTGGCATGATAAGTTAATGTTTCTTGCAAAGAAAGACCGTAAACTAACAATGCCTACAGGCAGGGAGTACTACTATGAACCTGAAGTAACACAATGGGGTGTTAAATATCCCCGTACTAAAATTCTAAACTATCCAGTACAGGGACTAGGGGCTGACCTTATGTCCATTGCAAGAGTTAGTTTAAGAAATAGACTCGCTAGTCATCAAGGAGTCAAACTAGTAAACACAGTACATGATTCTATTATACTTGACTATGATGATAAAGTATGTTATACTAATAGTTTAGTTAAAATAGTTAATGACTGTTTTGAAGATGTGCCTAAAAACTTTAACAAATTATTTGGGCACGAGTTTAACCTTCCCATGAGAGTCGAGTGTCAAGTCGGTGAATCATGGGGTAACATGGAGATTGTAGAATGCAATTAGATATTATAGATGTATCACAACCAAGTACTGCAACAACAAGGAATGGTAGACAATACCAGTCTATTGAAGTTACCTTTAAGAATGATGAAGGTAAAGTACAAAGTAAAAAACTAATGTCATTTAGTAATCCTGATGTGTTTAAAACAGCACAAACATGGGAGAAAGGTGACATAATTAATGTAGCAACAGAGAAAGATGAAGCTGGCTACTGGCAGTGGACACGAGTACTAGCTGAAGGAGAGCAACAACCAGCTCCTGCTGTACAAACAGCTAGTGCAACAGCACGACCAGCAACACGAGTAACTGGTAGTAACTATGAGACCAAAGAAGAACGAGCATTACGACAAGTAATGATTATACGACAGAGTTCTCTAGCTAATGCAGTAGCTACGTTAGCAACACATGGTAAAGCCATAACAGAAATTGATGTTATTGGTTTAGCTAAGAAGTATGAAAATTTTGTGCTAGGTCAGCAATCAGCTGACTCTAGTTTTGCAGAGTTTGAAGACGACATTCCATTATAATGCAAGCATTAATTGACATGGATATTGTATGCTTTCGCTGCGCAGCTAGCGCAGAGGAAGACCCATTTGGTATAGCTCAATGGAGAGCTAGCGATTTGTTTGACCAGATAATTGAGAAAACAAATTCTGATTCTTATAAAGCATACCTAACCGGAGCTACAAATTTTCGTAAGAAAATATATCCAGAGTACAAAGCTAACCGTACAGCACCTAAGCCTAAACACTTAGATGATTTAAGAATATGGGCAGTGGAACATCTCAATGCTGAAGTAGCAACAGATGGATTAGAAGCAGACGACTTACTAGGCATTAACCAAACAGAAGATACAATCATCTGTAGCCTGGACAAAGACCTACTACAAATCCCTGGCAAACATTTCAGCTGGGAAATAAACGGTAAAGGATGGTCAAGACCTGATACCTGGCAAGACATAAGTGAACTAGAAGGACTACGGTTGTTCTACCAACAATGTTTAAAAGGGGACAGGTCAGACAACATCCGAGGCATAGAAGGAATTGGTAATAAAAAAGCAAAAGTACTGTTAGATAACTGTCAATCAGAGAAAGACATGTTAGCTACAGTACTAAATGCTTATGGAAATGAAGAAGAGTTTCTTATGAATGCTAATTGTTTATGGATTCTAAGAAACTTTAATGAACCTTACGATGTACACTATGCCACACTTTAAAAGTAAGTTTGAAGTACAGGTGTGGAAGGAACTTCGTAAGGAATTTCCTCGTACAAAATATGAGTCTAATTCATATAAGTATATTCAACCTGCTATACATAGGACATATACTCCTGACTTTAGAACAGGAAGAAGATTAATTTATATTGAAGCAAAGGGTAAACTAGACTTAGATACAAGAAAGAAAATGGTATGGTTCAAAGAACACAACCCACATGTAACCATTATATTTTTATTTATGAACCCTGACAATAAGATAACTAAACGAAGTAAAACTACATACGCTATGTGGGCTGAAAAGAATGGTTTCTTGTGGTTAGATTACCGTAAGGATTGGCTCAATGATTATAAAAAATTTAAAGAAAAACGATGATGGTTCATACGACTTCGACTTCTCAGTAGATTCTGTAGAAGCCGAATTCTTAATGGACCATGCAATAAAGAATTTAATACGGGAAGGTATTATTAAAACTGTATTAGATGAAAAGAATGAAGCAGAACAATTAGAGTTTGATTTACATAAGGAGACATTGCAATGAAACATCTAGTCATTCCAGATACTCAGGTAAAACCTGGGATTAAATTAGATTACTTGACTTGGATAGGAAAATATATAGTAGACAAACAACCTGATGTTATTGTACAGATAGGAGACTTTGCAGATTTGCCGAGTCTCTCATCTTATGATGTAGGTAAAAAGTCTTTTGAAGGTAGAACATATAAAGCTGACGTTCGTGCAGTACATAAAGGTATGGAAGCATTGCTAACACCATTGTGGAAGTTCCAAGAGAAACAACGTAAAGCTAAAAAGAAAGTGTATACTCCTAGAATGGTACTGACTTTAGGCAATCATGAAGATAGAATTGATAGAGCAGTAGAGAATGATAGGAAGTTAGAAGAACTAATTAGCATAGGAGATTTAAATTATGTTGAATACGGTTGGGAAGTACATCCATTTCTTAGTGTTGTTCCTATTAATGGTATTGCTTACTCACATTACTTTGCTTCTGGAGTCATGGGAAGACCAATCACATCAGCAAATGCTTTGCTTACAAAGAAACATATGTCATGTTTCGCAGGACACCAACAAGGTAGACAGATTGCCTACGGAAGAAGAGCAGATGGCTCAGAAATGACATCAATCATAGCTGGTAGTTGTTATCTTCATGATGAATCTTATCTTAACTATCAAACAAATGAACACTGGAGAGGTATTTATGTGTTACATGAAGTTAAAGATGGAAGCTTTGATGAGATGGCTGTATCATTAAGGTACTTAAAAGAACAATATAGTCTTGACAAAAGACGAAAGGTGTGATATAATAATGGTACAAGCTACAAAAAAACAAGTAAATGGTAGTCATTATAAAGACTTTAAGATACAACCAGTAGAGTTTATACATGTTAATAACATAGGATATATTGAAGGTAACGTTATTAAGTATGTATGTAGATGGCAAAATAAAAATGGACTTGAAGATATTAATAAAGCTATTCATTACTTAGAATTACTAAAAGAATTAAACCAATGACGCAATTTGAAAAAGCAAAGTTTAACTCTAAGGCTAACACTAAAGAGTATGAAAATAACTATGACAAAATATTTAGTAAAACATGTCAGCATTGTGGTATGAAACAAACACAAAGAAGTAATGTTCTGTGCCAAAGCTGTGGAAAGGAAGTAAGTAATGGCAGTGACATTCAAAGAACTTTGTGAAAATTTAAAGGAGATAGACGAAGTTACACTCCTAGAAATATTAGATATCTCAAGTGAAGATATTGTCTATCATTTTCAAGACAAGATAGAAGACAAGATAGATGAGCTTGAAGAATTAGTTAACGATAATAAAAAGGAATTTGATATATATGACGACAACATTACCTAGTATTTACCAAGAAGTAATACATCAAAGTAGATACGCAAGATACTTACCAGAACAACATAGACGAGAAACATGGCAAGAAACTGTAGATAGACTAGTTAATTACTTAAAAGAAAAAGCTCCAGATTTAAGTAAAGAACTACCAGAGATTAGAGAAGCAGTACTTAATCTAGAAGTAATGCCGTCAATGAGATTATTAATGACAGCAGGAGAAGCTTGTGAACGGGATAACATTGCAGCTTATAATTGTAGTTACCTTGCTATCAACAATAAGCGAGCCTTTAGTGAGGCACTCTACATTCTTATGAATGGAACTGGTGTAGGTTTTTCATGTGAAAGACAAGACACTAATAAACTACCAGAGATTCCAAAAGATATAAAAGAATGTGATGATGTTATTGTTGTAGAAGACAGCAAACTAGGCTGGGCAAAAGCATTTAAGAAATTAATATCTTCTTTATATGAAGGGGATATACCTCAGTTTAATTTTTCTAGAGTCAGACCAGCAGGCGCAAGACTTAAAACCTTTGGAGGTAGAGCCTCTGGTCCTGACCCTCTTAAGAAACTATTTCAATTTGTAACAGATATATTTAAAGAAGCTAAAGGACGTAAGCTTAACAGTATAGAAGTACATGATATCATGTGCATGATAGGTCAGATAGTTGTAGTAGGTGGTGTCCGTAGGTCAGCACTAATTAGTTTATCTAATCTAACAGACAGACGTATGAGAGAAGCTAAGATGGGAGCATGGTGGAATGACCATCCTTATAGAGCCCTAGCTAATAACTCTGTAGCCTATACAGAAGCCCCAGATGCAGAAGTATTTATGGAAGAGTGGCTATCTTTAGTCAAGTCTAAGTCAGGTGAGCGTGGTATCTTTAATAGACTAGCAGCACAAGCACAAGCTAACAAGTGGGGTAGACGTGACCCATCATTATCTTATGGAACTAATCCTTGCAGTGAGATAATTTTACGTGATAAACAATTCTGTAATCTAACTGAAGTAGTTGTACGTGAGAAAGATACAGAAAAAGATTTAGCACGTAAGGTTAGACTAGCTACTATACTAGGTACTATACAGTCTACTCTTACTAACTTTCAATTCTTATCAGCAGAGTGGGTTAAGAATACAGAAGAAGAAAGATTATTAGGTGTGTCATTAACTGGCATTATGGATAACAAATTAACATCAAACCCAGACCCAAAGATGTTAGAAAGGTTAAGAGATGAAGCTCGTAAAACTAACGAAAAGATATCAGAAACGCTTGGAATACCAGCGTCAACAAGTATTACATGTGTTAAGCCGAGTGGTACTGTTAGTCAGCTTGTTGATGCTGCTAGCGGTATCCATGCTCGTCATAACGACTACTACATAAGAACTATCCGTATGGATAAGAAAGACCCTATCTATAATTTTATGAAAGATAGTGGTATCAGAGTAGAAGATGAGCAGTTTCACCCTAATGAAACAGCAGTGTTTAGTTTTGCAATGAAAGCACCCAAAGGTGCCATTACCCGTAATGATAAGACAGCTATAGAACAGTTAGAAAACTGGTTAATATATCAACGTCACTGGTGTGAACACAAACCTAGTGTTACCATATCAGTTAAAGATGACGAGTGGGTAGAGGTAGGAGCATGGGTATGGAAACACTTTGATGAGATTAGTGGTGTATCTTTCCTACCTCATTCAGACCATACATATGCACAAGCTCCTTATCAAGATTGTAATAAAGAATCTTATGATGAGTTATATAAATACAATCCTAAAGAATTAGATTGGAAAACTTTTATAGAGAAAGAAGACAATACAGTAGGAGCACAAGAACTAGCTTGTAGTAGTGGTTCATGTGAGATACTATGATAGCTGAGTTTGTATTAATATTAAGTTTAGTAGGAGACTTTGGTCCTTCTGAAAAGTATGAAGCTACCTTTAGTAGTTGTAAAGAAGCTAGTGAATACTATAAAACTTTTTACAGAGGTAAGAAAGAATACAATGGATATAGATGTATCAGAAAGGATTTAGTTGTAGGAATAGACAAACTAAAATTAGGAATTTAAATTATGTTAGCTTACATATTAGTTATATATTTAGGAAGTACTCCAAATTATATAGGTACTTTTCAAGATTGTTTTTCAGCTGAACGATATGTAAGGCAAGTCTATCCTACATATAATAGTAGTTGTTTATACAAAGACTACATAGTATTACCTAAAGATTTACAAGAACACTTTTTTATAGAACAACCTAATGGTAGTTTTGAAATTTTACATCAAATTCAGGAGCATGATTAATGGCAATTACAGCATATCCTATTATGGGAGTTCAATTAGGATTTGAATTTACAGAACAAATTGTAGATGATAACGAATTAAACTATTTACTTATTGATTTATTTATTATAAGATTACAGATTGCGTGGTTTAAATGAAGATAGCAGTGATTGGAAGTAGAAGTATTAGAGACCCAAAGGTACTCGACATAATAGACAAGTACCTTTCAGTCTACAAAGATAAGAACTATACTCTCCTTATGGGTGATGCCAAAGGAGTAGACGAGCTGACTAAGCACTACGCAGACGCACACAATCTAGACGTAGTTAAGTTCTTACCTTACCATTTACTAGATAACAAAACAGAGTTTGATTCTAGACATTTCTTTATTAGAACTAAACAGCTAGTAGACAATGCTGATAGAGTCCTAGCAATATGGGATACTAAAAGTAACGGTACAGAATACGCAATTAAATATTCACAGAAACAAGGTAAACCTACAACGATAGTGAAGCTATAGCTTTAGCTGTATCTTCCATACGATTAACTACACCATCCATTGTGCCTGGTTTAGATTTATATTTTTTGTATTCAGCATGATTTAAAAATTCTTTACTTGCTTCTTTAAATTTACCTTTATTAATTAATTTAACAGTATTATGGTTAGGTTTTATAGAACCTCTAAACCAAGAACCTAAAATATTCTTTCTAACTTCTAAAGGCATCTTGTCAAAACCAGGTATAGCTTTTTTAATTTCTGGTAATCTTACATTAATATCTTCTTTAAGATAATTGTTTGCTTGTTCTTCAGTTATAGTCATACCTTCTTTTATATCTTCATCATAATGACCATAGCCTATTGTATAATATTTTTCTGTTTCAATAGGTTTATAAGCTGTTAATTTTTTACCTTCATGTTCTTTTAAAAATTGCATATAAATTTTTATATCATCTTCAGCACTATCTTTTTCAGGTAAAGTTATAGGGTCTTGTTTATCATTAGGATTAGCAGTACCTAAAGGAGGAATAGGTTCAGAAGTAGGATAAGCTCTACCTAAAGGAGAAGGTTTATCTATAAAATCTGTAATGTCTTTAAAAATAAACTTTGCCATACTAAATACCAGTAAACTCCAGGAAACTAAAATCAGTTTTAAGAACATCAACATACACATCCTTAGGTTGTTTATTAAGAAGTTTAGCTTTTAATCTAATATAAGCATTAAGTCTTTTTAATTCACTTGTAACTACAGGATTAGTAGACTCTAATCTACCACGTTCTTTATCAATGCCAATAGTTTCTTCTATATCTGGATTCTCTTCGTTGAATCTTGCAAATGTATTTTTAATATATTGATTAAATTGTCTAACTGAATTGTTAAGAACCAGACCAGCTTTTTCATTTAACATAAGAGTATCAAAACTTTCTTGTGGTAAAAAAGATATAGCTAAAAGAACATTGTCATAAGTATTTAATTTCTTTTTTTTATCTGTATTAATATCTTTTTCATTAACCATTTGTAAATGATTAATAGTAAGATTACTATTTATTTCAGGAACCGTAGCAGTATTTATGTTCTTAATAGTATTAGCAACAAACATATCATATGAATTTTTATTTACAAAAGAGTCTTCAGAGTCTGTTAATTCACCACTATTTAATGAACCTAATTTATCAATAGTTCCTCTAACTACTTTTTCCATTTCATCACTATATAAAGAACCAGTTCCTTTTATAGCTTTATAACTATTAGCTAATTCAGACATAGATTTAATAATATCTGGAGTCATACCAACGCTATCGTAAAATCTTTTACTAACTTCTGTTTCAGAAATTTTAGCTTCATTAACTACAAACTCTTTATAATCTTTTAATGTTAATGTATCTGTTAAATGAGTTTCTAATCTTGTAAACATAGCATCCATAGTAGTTACAAATCTACTTACTCCTTTATCTTCTAAAGGTAATGTTCGTATTACAGCATCATATTCATTTCTATGATTTTGTAATACTTGTTGAGCCATAATTTTTCTAGAATTAAAATCTAAATCTTCTCTAGCCATAATAGCATTGATAGCTGTACTTGTTCTAAAGTATGCAGTACTTTGATACCTAGATAAACCACCGTCTTCATTAATAGTTTCTAATAAATTATATGAATTATACTCATTACCAGCTTTAACACCTTGAATAAGTGTATTAATTTCTTGGGTTCTTACAAGATTAGATTGTACCTTTGAATATACTTGAAGGACCTCATCCACAGGTCTACCTCTAGCATCTAACATATAAGGTTCTACTGTTGTATAAATATGTTCTATACGTTTAGCTTCAGCATCAACAGCCGCTTTAGCCATTTTAGCATCTTGAGATATTACATCATTAATGCCTGCTCGATTTAAAGTTTGAGTCATTACTTGAGTAATTTCTTCTTTAAATGCAGGATTAGCTTGAGCTAAATCCATGTTAGCAGAAGCAACACGTCTACTAAATTCGTATGGAGTTATAGTACCTTGAGCTTTAGCATTAATTAAACGTTCATTAATAGAAGTAAGTTCATTTTTTAAAGCAGTAAGAGCTTCTGAGTCTTGTGTTTGAGAGAGTTCACTTTGAATTTCTCTTTGTCTTTCTGCTAAATAAATTTGTTCTGATGGACTTTGGTCTAAATAAGATTGAGTAAGTCCTAATGCTTCTTGTTCAGCTTCTTTTAGTGTATCTTTTTTATCCCATTCATATGCTATATCAAGACCTAACCTAGCAGCACCTGTAATATTAGATATAAGTGATGTATCTATTGCTCCAGCTTTATTAACAACACCTTTACTAACATAGGGCTGACCCTCTATGCGTCTATATTTAGTTGTATCAAACATGTCTGCCATTTTTATTTACCCTTTTTTTGATTTTTTAGTACTACTACTATTTGTTCTACTAAGTCTTTATGAGATGCTGGAGCTTGTTCTACGTAAGCTTGCATAGCCATAATCTCACCTTCTGTAAATCGTCTATCACCTGACATTATTTCTCTTTCAATCATGTCTTTAAAGAAAGAATCAAATCTTGTGTTAGTTCTACGATTGTCTAATACAATTATATGGTCATAAAGAAGTTCTTTTTCATTATATGTAAAGTCATTGATAGCATTAAATACTTCAATAACTTGTATAAATTCACCTAGTTTAAAGTCATTACCTTTAATAGCTATATTATTCTTCCAAAGGTCTTCAGCTAATGCAGTCATTTTTTCTTTATCAGATTTTAATTCATTCCATGCTTTAAATAAAGCTGTTTCTTTTGAGTTAGGTACAGAAAATAAAGTACCTAATCTATCTGTATAAGAATCTTTTACTCCAGTACGTTGACCATACTCATTTACTTTCTCGTTAAGTTTATCATATGATAAATATCTAGCTATAGAATTACCACCTGATGTAAGTTTAGCAAGAAGAACTAAGCTACGTTCAAATTTCTCATCAAAAGTATATGTAGGATTACCATACATAGCTTTAAATAATCTACCTACTTCAAACATATCTACAATTGTTTTAACAGTAGGACCCATCTGATAATTATCTACTTCTTGACCAGATAAAACTACAGCAGACTTCCAGAAGGATTGATATACACCACCAAGGTCATTACCAAATGGTGAATATACTACAGGTATATCAAGTTTAGAAGGAATAATATCTCCGTTTTCATCTCTAGTTGGAGATAATGTATCACCTATATTACGTACTACAATATTAGCTAAAGCATAATCATCTAAGTTTTGAGCTAGTTCTGTTTGACCTATAGCTTCTAAAGATTTCTCTAGTAGTTCACCAAGACCATATATCATACCTGCTCGTGGACCCCATACTGCTAAATTATATGCAGCTAAAGCACCACGTTGTTTACCAGAATAAGGTGAAGCTGAACTATTCCATATATTCTCAGAAGCTTTCATACCAAATGCCTGGAACTGTCCAATGTACTGTAAAATAGGTACACGTTGAAAAGCATAAGTAGCTTGTTTGTTCATAGAACCTGACAGTTTCCATGCTTCAAATGTAATTTCATCTAAAGCTTTACGAGTTCTCCAGTTTTTATTAGGGTTTTTAGACATCCAAACTTCTCTTGAAGCATGCCACATACCAACCCTGTTAATGTATTCACCAAATTCAAAACCAGCTTTACTATATGCTTGTAAACCTTTACTTGCATATCTTTCAAACTGACTATATAAACTACCACCAAAGAATTTACGGTCTGTTAAACGTTTAGGAGTAGAACTAAATACACCTTGAGCTAAGATATGGTCAGATACTACACCATATCCTGATGTATCTAATTCATTTAGTATTAATTGTATATCTTGTTTATTAAGTAATCCGTCTTTTTTAACACCAGTACCTTTAACTATATCACCATTATCAAACATTTGTTCCATTGCTTTTTGATACATAGGTTTGTATTGTCTAAAAGTATCTTTATTAATAATACGACCATATACAGTATGCATAGTATTAACCATAGCACTACCACGATTAGGACCAACAAGTAATGGACCTACAATACCAATAGGTTGTAGTGTAATGTTTCTCCAGATAGCTGCTAATATAATCTTAAGTGTAGACACAACTCGTAAAGGAGCAGCTACTATCATTTCAGGATTACGTTCTATAGTTCTAGCAAATTTAGAAAGCATCTGAGTATACTTAGTATCAGTTACATCACCAAGAACATCAGCTAGTTTATGTAAAGCAAAAGCAGCTGAGTTACCACCATGACCATTCTCTAAAACATTAATACGTTCCCATTCAGTAATAGCTTGTCTAAATTCTGTAGGATTTAATTGACCTCTACTTCTAATATCTTTTCTTGTTAATGGATAACCTGAAGATAATATAGCTTTTTCTCTAGGAGATGCTACAGAATCTACATCTATCTTAGCAATACTTAATTTTTTACCATACTTTTCTAACCATTGTATTTTTAATTGGTCAACAATAGGTCTAATGTAAGCATCATGACCTAGCCGTTGTGATGTAGTAATAAAACTTTCAAGTGGGTCAGCATGAATAGGATTAAATATCCTATCATTTCTACCTAGTGCTGATTGATTAACTGCTTGTCTAATAATCTCAGCATCAATATTATCACCTAAATTAAACTCATTTGCTTTTCTAACTTCATATACATAGTTAGCATCATTCATATCAAAAGGTAATTTACCTTCTGCTTTCATTTTTTCATATTGAGTTTTACTTTCAAACATAGCTACTGTTTCATTATACTTAGCAGAGCCAGACTTAGTTACTCCATTTACATTAACTACTTTAGGAAACCTAGTAACAAAGTAAGTACCTTGAGATATTAAAGGAAAGTGTCCAGTTCTACTAGGAACAATCCAATCAGGAGCACCATGAAGTTTTACATTCTTAGGTACTAAAGCATACTCATATTTAACACCATTACTAGCAACAAAATCTCCAGCAAGTTTAACAATCTCTCTGGTAGGAGTATCATTCTCATAAAGAAACTGTTTAACTTTACCTGTATTACCTTCACTAAATGTAAACTTAACAGGAGCTCCTGCATCTGGGTCCCAAATATAAGGTACAGATTCTTTAGGATTAAACTCAAACTCATCCATTACCATACGTCTATTTAATCCACCTTTATCTGACATAATATCTATGTAATGTTTAAAACCTTGAGTCTCTAGTTCTTCTATTCTTAATCTATTAACAGCTTTATAATTAAATTTATCTATTTGTCTAGCTAAAGCCAAAGCTTTTTGTAATTGATTAACATGTTTAAGTGTAGGTTTATAACCTAATGTAGTTCTAATTTCATCAAGATTAAATAAATCACTAACTCTACCTACAGTATTAGCATTGTTTTGTTGTTCTTCCCATAATAACTTAAGGTCTTTTCTAAACTGAGGACTAAGTTCATTAACTTCTTTTAAGAAGATTTTCATTTGGTCTTTCATAGCACGTTCTGCTTTAAGACCTGACATCATAGTTCTTAATTCAAATTCTTTTCCAAACTTACCAAAGACTGCAAAGTAATTCCAAAATTTATCAGTATCAAATATCTTTCTAGTAATCCAGTTACCATCTAACCAAGGCATTTTACCAAAACCTTCACTACCTTGTTTAACTTCATCTAAGAAATTACCAGTACGTTTCCATTTAATAATAAAGTTATTAGGTATATTAGCAGATAATTCAGGATTAATTAAAGCTTGTCTAAAGTCTTTAATGTTTTTAGATAATACTACATTACCATCAACACCTGTAGCTTGTATAAGTATCTCACCAGGGTCTTGTTTAAACTCTTGAACACGTTTATTAATTTGTTCTTGTAAAAAAGTAGCAGCATCAATAGCTTTAGTAGGTGATGTGTAGTTAATACCACCTTCATTAAATGCTAAAGACATTTCAATCTTATCAGCTTTAGGTAAGAAGTGTGATTGAGATGGAGCCATGTCTACTCTAAGACCTGGAGATGTATTGTCTAATTGATTTAAGAAATGTACATTATCTTGAACCCAAGTAAACCTACCCATCTGGTCTACTAAATGTTTATTAAAAACGAAGTCAATAGAATCTAATTGTTGTCTAGCTATTAAGTCTTTAAATGTAGGAGTTGCATCATATATCTCACCCTTCTGAGCTTTACGTACAGTAGCAGGAACCATAAACGTATAAATAAACTGAGCAACAGACATCTTAGTAGCTGATGCAGCTTTACCTGTATCATCTAACATAAACATTTCACCTAGTTCTTTAGCAG